GTCCACTTTTCCCCTGATGGCTGCAGTTCGCTATCTTCTCCGGCAAGTGCGCCAATAAAGCAGCCGAAGGCGTTGTCTTTTGTGTTGAGGACGCCCGGGACGTTTTCCCAGACGATGATCGCTTCTTCCTCTCCGCGCTCGAGGCGTTTGTTATCAATTGCATCAGCTAATTCCACATATGAAAGAGTTAATTGCCCGCGAGCATCAGAAAGGCCATTGCGTAACCCTGCTACGCTAAACGCCTGGCACGGAGTCCCGCCAACTAAAATATCTGGAGCTTCAGTTGCACCAGCTCGCACAGACTCAGCGATTTTGGTCATGTCGCCGAGGTTCTTTACATCAGGCCAGTGACTGGCTAATACCGCTGATGGGAATTTTTCTATCTCAGAAAACCAGGCAGCTTTCCAGCCTAATGACTCCCAGGCAACGCTTGCGGCTTCAATGCCACTGCAAACAGATCCGTATCTCATAGCCAAATCCCCACCCGGTTAGTGCCCGCTTTGAAAATAATCAGCTTTTCACGCAACCCTCCATCGCCAGTAACGTCCAGTAATTCAAGAGACAGACGGGCAGCGCGCCTATGAAACCCCTTGCTTTTGAGTTCCTGCACCCTCTCAAAGCGGCGCAACCACTCTTCCATGCTGATTGCTGGCTGTTGCGGTACAGATCCCGGTGCTGGTGGCTCGATACCTTCAAGTGTTTCCGCTACCAGACGGACGGGATTATATTTCCCAGCCCGGTATTCATATCTCCGCAATTTTCCTGTCGTTCGGCTAATTCTTCCCTGCCGTACCATTTTGGGCAGATTTGATGAGATAGCCGACCGGTTCAGCTCAGGCAGTCCAGCAACAATGCTTCCAATCTGGCAATCAGGATTCTGACTGATGAAATTCAGGATCATGTCCTGTACTGGGGTTTTCATGATGCCATCCTCGCCAAATCTTCCTCGCTGGCCTGAGCTACAGCCTGAGTCCAGATTGATTTCCACGCATTGCGGGCAATAACTTCGTTCATTCGGCCTAAGCCAGCCTTGCCAGCTGCCGATTTCGCGATTTCCTCGATGCGGCTCGATGGTTTACGGTTCTGAGCAACCAGGCTGATAAACGCAGTGTCACGAGCTGATGTGTCCACCCGGGCAACTCTTGGCAAATCGTTAGCGCGATCCTCTTTGACTTTGAGATAGCACTCCTCGGTAATCAGGTAGTCAAAATCCTTCTTGCGCCAGGTTCTGCCTGTCGAGGTATCCGGGCGGTCTTCCAGCATCCAGCGGCATTTCTTGCTGATGTAACGCAGGTATGCGCCCCACTTGTCCTCGGTCAGAGCATAGTCTTTCCAAAGTTTGCGCAGGGTCTTGCGGCGCTTGTCAGTCAGCTTCAGGACTACTGGCAGTTCCGGCAGAGTGGCGTGGAATATTTCCAGAACCTGGGTGTAATCGATTTTCAGAGAATCACTCGACTGCTCGTCGGTTGCCCCTAGCAATCGACCAACAGGTTTTTTATCTGATGGATCTTGTTTTGATTTTACTGACGGATCCCCCCCAGATTCTGACGGGTGAAACCCCGATTTCTTGCTGGATTTTGATGCCTCAAATTCTGACCCGTCGAATTTTGATGGGTCAGATTCTGACAGGTGAGAAATAGCCAGGGTCTGCAGTTTTCCCACGTTCAAGCGATAAACGTTAGAAGCATTACGGTTGCCTTTTCTGCGCTGCGTGCGGGTTAACCAACCGTCAGATTCCAGCTTTCCTATTGCCGTTCTAACAGTGCTTTCGCCTGCCCCTAACTGTCGAGCGATAGTTTCAATGGATGGCCAGCAGACCCCCTCATCACTACTGAAATCAGCCAGACGAGCCATGATGGCCACGCTGGATAACTTCATGCCAGATGCCGCGCACACATCCCATACATACGACATCAATTTAGTGCTCATTCATCCACTCGCTTGTATTTCTTCTGGAATTGCTCGACGGGCAACATACAGTCGTGCTCGTAGCCAGGTTCTCGGAATATGACGCGCTGCTTTGTTTTGTCATATCCAATGACGTGGACGGTTCGCCCTCGCCAGTCGATGTAGTACCTGTCAAGTTCTTGCATGAGAGCAATTCCTGCTGGCGGTTAAACTCCCCCACAACCCATGCGGCAAAGCTGTGGGATACAGGAATAAACAAACCGTCTATCATTACCCCATAGCAGAACGGAGTCGTGCTCTTGCCACCAGCGATAGGCTGCAACACAAGTTGCGTACGGCAATACTGTCTTGCTACACTGTTCATGCGTTAACTCTCCACAAAAGAACGACACGCCAAGGCGCCCGGAGCTGCACACTCGCGGGCGTCACCTTTTTCTGGCTCACAGAAGATTCGATAGACCAATGACGCATGCTCTTGAAGCTTGGCTATAGCCAGGTAGAGATCGTCATTAATCGCCATGCGCTCATGTGGCTCAACAACCCCATCCTCAATAGCTACTCTTACCTGTTGTGAATACTTAGTTATCTGCTCAATAGCCTCTAGCAAGCGCTGGTTAATATCAGCATTATCAACCTCACCAACATCAGTAAGTGGAATAAACACACCGCCAGACTCGCGCGCTATCGCATGCGCTATGCAATAAGAACCGTCCACCTGCTGCAGTAACATCGCCCACCCGAGAGGAAAAATTTGATCACCCTCATCTCTTAAACGATTAACTAACGAGGCGTGAGTGGTCCCACTGTCATCAACGCTTTCCTTGCGACCTATCCAGTCAACGGCCTCTTCATAACCACCAGCCAGACCGGTAATCATGCTTCTTACGGTGTTGACGTACCATTTAGGCTGCATCAATTGACGCCATTTCTTTGGATTACCCACGACTCACCCCCTGCTCTTGTGGTTGCAACTCTCGCTCCTGAAAAATACCGTCTTCTGAAGTGTCGGTTCTGACCAAGGTGTTGCCACGAAGATATTTCCAGTCAACGTCTGGGCGCAGATCCTCACAGGCGACCCTCCCTTTAGTTGCTTTTTCTATCTCAGGGCATCTCTCAGCCGGGACCTGTCGAATCCCGGTTGCCCATTGATTAACAGTTGGCGATGAAATGCCCAGGACGCGTGACATCGCCGCCTGCCCACCGACAATTTTGCAGGCCTTGCAAATGGCCTCTAGGTTATTTTTTTGCTTCATTAATGGGATTCCTGTGTTTTCAGAGTAATCAAATATTAGGCTAAGCCTAATGATTAATCAATAGGAATTGCCTAACGTGCATATTGTGAGGATTATTAGGCAATGCTTAGTGGTATAGAATTGGGCCGAGCTATAGAGCAGGCCATCAACAAAAAGATTTCTTTGGGATCCGCGAAAAGTAAGGCGGAGATTGCTCGTCACTTCAAAATAAAGGCACCATCAATCCATGACTGGATAAAAAAGGGCTCTATTTCTAAGGAAAAACTGCCTGAGCTGTGGAACTATTTTTCTGACGTCGTAGGGCCGGAGCACTGGGGGTTAGAGGGGTACCCAATAAATTACAATGTCAGGGATAAGGCAAGCTCTCATGATGGCTGGGTTGAGCTAAGTAATCTATACAACAAGTCCCCCCTGGAGAGGCAGGTGATTGTAGATTTTATTCTCCGCCAAGATTGCTTGGATAATCCTGAGTGGGCTGATAGTGATGCGCGAGCGTACATTGACTCCTTGGAGTCTAAAGCAAGGAAATGGTTGCAACAGAAAGGTGATGAAAAAAACAACAGGAAGGCCAGCGCTTAGACTGATATGGTCAAATGAGGATTTTATATAATTCATTTAAGCAATACCAGCCGATATGAATAAACCTTGGCGCGCCTTCTACCTTGTTTCTTTTGGATTTATCAATAAATGACTTTATTAATTTTTTAACTTAACCACAGGTTTATCTTTTGCATGGAGGGTGTATGGAAAACTTTAAGGCCCGATTAAAGAAACACATTGAACATATTCAAACTGCCAGAGATTACTGCACTACAGAAGAAACAACGAAGCAGGCGCTGATATTACCATTTTTGGATATTCTGGGGTTTAGCGCATACGACCCCCAAAAGGTAAAAGCTGAATATGGCGCTGACTTTCCGGGCGCAAAATCAGGTGAGCGTGTAGATTACGCGCTGTTTTGCCAAAATGTCCCTGTTATGTTTATTGAAGCAAAAGGCTGCAAAGAGAAGATTGATAACCACTGCCCGCAGCTATCGCGTTACTTTAACTCAACCCCCGAAGTTACAATATCAGCCATCACAAATGGTATTGAATGGCGTTTTTTCACGGATCTTAATGAAAAAAATATAATGGATTCGACGCCGTTCTTGAAAATTATGATGGATGATATTAAGGACTCTGATGCGGAGCAGCTTTTTAGATTTCGTCACGATAAATTTAAGCCCGAAGCATTAAGAACGCTTGCGGAAGAAAGTGTTTACATATCAGCCTTTGTTAAAGTTGTCGGCACCAGCTTAAGAGGTGTTGACCCTGAATTTGTAAGGTATGTCGCGAGTCGCGCAAATATTGGCCGCCAATTGAATCAGCGATTCATTGAGTCAATAACTCCACTAGTCAAGCAGGCTGTTGAGCGGTCCGTGAGTGAAATGGTTGTCTCGGGCCTGTCATCCCAGAGACCTTCCCCTGGAACAGGGGATACCGAAGAAGATACGGTCGCCACTCCGCCGGAAGATGAATACGCAGACGTGGTTGACCCGGAAAACTCAAATATAGTGACAACCTATAATGAGAGATCTTTGTTTGGGAAGGTTATTTCAATTGTAGGAAGCGAGCACGATTTACAAGCCAAAGATACAGAGTCTTACTACTCGGTTCTGTTTCAGGGTAAAACCAACAGATGGTTAGTGCGCTATTATGACAAAAAAACTCGCTCATCAATTCAGTTACCTATAGATATAAGCCCGGTAGCCGGCAATGAAATAAAAAGAGCTGGCTTGGACTATGACGGCAACAGAATTTTCATAGAAAATCCTGAAGATATACTGAGAATATCTGGCTTAATTCTCGACTCTCTCCAGTACGTGCAGAATGACGAAAATTTCAGGAAGCGGCGAGCGTAAGCGAGCCGGTACACCCTTCGAATAAATCCCGCTACCGCGGGATTTTTTTTACCTTCCCCTCCCCCATAAAAATCCACCAACAAAAAACATTAGGCTTAGCCTATTGACTAATTATTAGGCTTAGCCTAATATAATTCCATCAACAGAGAGCAGGCAGAATACTCAAAAGTCAGCAGCAATTTCTTTCAGTGAGGGATATCGATGGAAAAACAAAGCAAGAACATAACCATACTGGTTAATGGAGCAATACTTGCCAATATCGACACTGGCAATGCTGTAGCAGCTGATTATATCGTTTTCATGCAGGCTGTTATTGAGTCCCTGATGCATGTTGAATCACTTGAGAGAGAAGCAAATGCATCAGGGAAAACGATCAGACACCCTAATTTTGGGTCGTTTGGCTCCCTGCCAGTTAAAGATCCATTAGGTCTCTGATAGGAAGTGATGATGATTACGACCCTACAAATAGATGCCACTGCTATTGCCGGGCAAACCAGAGTTGCGGAAGCCGTAATCAGAAGGCACCTGCCGTTATTTGAACAGATTCCTCAGGAGAGAGTCCGCCGCATCATTGACGGCCTGTTCGTCGAACTCAAGGGACTCATCATCAGTTACAACGTGACCACAATCCTGGCAGATGGCGCCAGCAAAACTGTCAGAACCATTCGGTATCGCGGATGTATCGAAGATTTCACCACTGCATTCTGTGCAAAAGAATTTAACTTGAGCCATTAAGAAAGTCCTTCTTGGTTGTGTGAGAAC